TCTGGAACTGGTTAGTAAGCGTAGTTGAGGTCGTGACTGGCATATTTCAGTTGTGGTTGTGCCTTAGGCTGCTTCCCGGTCGAACTCTCGTGACGCTCGCATGAGCGCCTCCCTCTGCTCCTTGAGGGACAGCTTGGAGAAATCCTTCTCCTCGGCCTTGAGTTGTCCTGCCGGAATGCTTTTCCCAATGGCGGTCTTCTGCTGGAGCTTTTCCAACTGTTCCTTGAGAGCCTTGTTCTCGCTCTCAAGCGACTGAGCTTTGCCAGCGGTATCTTGCAGCTTCATCAGTTCAACCGCATGGACGAGTCCATCCGGCATCCCCGTGAGGAACGGCACACGCTGCAAGATCTCAACAGTCCGCTTGTACTCGGCACTCGACTGATCCTTCAACCACGGCTCCTTGTCGGCCAATCGATTGTAGTTGTCAGCCCACTGCTTTGCCATGCGCTCCTGCTGGACCTTCTGCGCCTGCTGGGACGCGGACTTGCGAACCCCCTCGGCCTTGGCTCGCGCTGCCTTGGCCAACTGGGTATCGCCATCAGCATCGAACTCCTTGGCCGCAGCCTCGTAGTCCTCCGCCGTGTAGCCCTTGTCATCCCTGAAGGAATTGGCTTCCGCACTCTGGGATTGCTCCCGCTGCTTCTGCCATTCCTCCCGCTCCCGCTTCACCGCCTCGCGCTCGGCCTTGATGGCCTCCTTCTCGGCGTTGATCTGCTCCCAAGTCTTGGCCTTTCGCTGTTGCTCCTGGGCAAACTTGGAATCCCGCTTCTGCTCAGCGGGCGGCTTCTGCTCCTGCTTACTCTCGCTCTTGGCCGTGTTCTCAACCTCTTTCCCGGCGGACTCCACTTCTGTGGCTTCCTTCTCGGCTGGAGCAACCTCCTGTTTGGTTTCCGGCTGCTCCTTTGCCCGATTGTCGATATCGACACCGGAGTCGAAGTCGTTGGCCAGCGCGAGCATCGCATTGGCATCCATCGCCCCGCTCTGATTCTCTTCTGACATATTGTGCTTTTACTCGTTTGCCGGTCCGCACAGACACAGCAACCGCAACTTGATCCTATTGGTTCGTGGCAGAATCAGGATCATCATCCTGCCCCGTAATTGATTCCTGATCGGCCATCACTTCGATGACCTTCACAAGACTGGCCTGACCCATTGCAAACCCCGCCGAGTATTGCAAATGGTTTCGGTCCGTAATCGCAGAAGCGTTCTGCATCAGGACCGTGTTCAGTAGAGCGTCCTTGAACCGTTTGCCGGTATCGCTCTTGAAGAAATTGTTGAGCGCGATCGCGTCATCCTTGCGCCATGGCAATGGATCAACCCAACGCTGGTGACGCGCAAAAGTCCATGCCGCACGGAGTCGGCCAAAGAATGTGATCATCAGCCCTTCTTCCTGCCGGCAGCCGCACGGCGCATGAACTCCGCAGCACCGAGCTTCTTGCGCCCGATCCATGCCGCCAGAGCCTTCGGATCATCCGCGCCCTCCTTCTTGAGCTGCGTAGCCAACTTGCTGAACTTCGTAGGTTTCTTCTTCATGTGGTTACCATGCCTTGCACGACCAGTGCCTGGGCGTTGTCTTGTCCGTCGCCGTGTCGCAGTTGTGCCGCGCACGAAAGTTCTTCCGCCGACCCGGATCATCCTTCTTGATCTCCATCTTCGGATCACCGAACCGGACCTTGATCACAGTCCCCTTCGGATTGCGGACATACACAGCCTTCTTCTTCGCCTCTCCAGGCGTGTAGAACGGCTTGTTCAGCGTGACCTTCTTGCCCTGATACTCAGCCATATCTCATTCTCCAAATAGCGGCGATTCCTGTATCTCCTTCAACGTCCCATTGCTCCTGGCCTTCTGGAACCGCACCTTCGGCGGAACCCCCTCCTCAAGCTGCTGCATCACAGAAACCGAGGTGGTCACCACAGGCTCGGGCATCTTGATATGAACGACCGGCGGCGGAGGCGGAGGAGGGGTTGGATTCATAGGCTGGAACTCGCCGCACCAATCCATCGCATGGACAGTGGGCCAACAAGTGGGTCTGCTGCTCGGCGGATACCTCCGACAGGTTCCATCCACAGCACGGTATCGACAATCGTTACAGGTCATTGGATACGAGCAGGAACAGGGGCCGGGGCCGGGGCCGGGGCCTGCTGGGCCGCGAGCATCCCCGTACTCTCAAAAAACTTCTGGATCTCCTTCCGCAGCTTCCGCGCCTCATTCGTCGCCACCTGCTCGTAAGCCTGGAGCAGACTGTCCAGCCGGCTCATGAACGCATTCTTCGCCACAGGACTCAACACCTGACCCTGCTGCATCGCCCCATTCAGATACTGCATCAACACCCCAATCCTCCCCGCATAGTTCTGACCAGGCTTCGCAGGCACAGGCACACCCACGAGCAGCGTCGGGATCGTCTTCGCCTCATCCTCCAACTCATCCACCTGCTTCTGCCCAGGATCCCGCAACAACCGCTTCACCAGACTCGGATCATCCAACTCCATGATGCTCTTGTCCAACTCCACCTGATCCACCCAAGGCGAGTTCATAAACAACTGCTTCCGGTTGATGGCCTGCTGCACCATCACCTGACGACTCACCATGTCCATCCCACCCTTCGGCTCCAACTCATACTGGTCATGCAACGCCACCGGATCCGCCTCGAGCGAATCCTCCGCAAACCGGTACCTCAGACTCTTGCTGTCGTACTGCACATACAACGCCCACGCCTGACGATACAGCTTGCCCAACGCCATGCGGAACAGCCGCGCCCGCAAATCCCCACTCTGCATCGCCTGCGCATTGATGCTCTGGATCTCCGTCGCCGTCCGCCGGTCAGAGCCACCACTCATGATCGTGCCCATCGTGTAGTCAGGGCTACCAATCCGGTTCTCAGCCACCGCTCGAGTCTGATTCAACTCCTGATCAAAACTCACCGGCGGCTGCGGCATCTGCACCGGAGCCACCCCATACGGCAAGATCTGACCCGGCTGAAACCGCAGATTGATGCTGTTCGGCAACTCCCGCTCCGCCCGGAACAACGGACGGTTGTACAACGTCATCGCATCATGCTTGTGGTTCCACATCGAGGTCATGCTCAACTCAAACGGAGCCAAGATCTCACACACCCCTCGCGGACTGAACCACCCCTTGTCCTTGATCTCATACGGGAAATCCACGAACGGACACTGCCCATGGTCGTACGGCAACTCCATCGGGTCCCGCAAATCCAGATCCACAGCCGCAGGACTGTAAAGATACACCTCCCACTTCCCAGCATCCGTCTTCCGATACACCTCCCACACGATCACCCCATCGGTGTTGCTCGTGTAAGTAATCCCCTCACGCAGTTGCTTCGCGTCATTCTCACTCGCCGCCCCCGGAATGTTGTCGTCCTCCTGCGGGTTCCCACGGATCCGCTGGATCGTCTTCGAGTCCGCCTTCCAACCAAACTGGCCAGCCATGCGCTTGTACGCACCCACACTCATCGGCATCACATGCACCGCCCAGTCCGCATCCTGCAAATCCGTCGTGTACGGCGGCACCACGAAATACATCGGATCCACCGCCTCAAACCCCACCCTCTTGTCCCCAGGATTCCAGAAACACTTCATCACCCCACGCCCACTCATCAGCGTGTAATCCACCCAGCTCAACACCTCATCCACAAAGTTCGTCTTCTCCCGAATCTTGTAGTTGAACCAGTCCTCCGCGACCTTCGTGTACGCATTCAACTGCGCCCTCATCGGCACAAAGCTGGCCACAACATCCATCCCCAACGCCTGCTGCAAGAACAACGGCTTCAGCTTCTCAATCGCCGTGTCAATCAACGGCCAATGCAGGTCCGCAGCCTTCGGCCACGGCTTGTTCGTCCGCCGAAGCCCATGATGCCGCAACTCATACCACCGAGTCTGCCGCAACTCCCACGGACTCCGCTGCTCGATACTCGTCAGTATCTGCCCCTGCAATTCACTCCGCCCCTTTTCAGTCATCATATTCCTTCACCCCTTCCTACCCCCCTACCTCACATCCAGCAAGCGCAACCCCCTCCGGCTCCAGTGGGCCAATCTCCTCCTCCATCCGCTCCAACAAGCTCCTCCCATCCTCACCCACCGCCCTCAGATACTCATCCATCCGCTTCCCACCACCACCACAGAACGCCAGGACAAGCGCATCCGCACGATCAGGACTGTTGATCCCCCTCGCCCGCAACTCGTCCTTCCCCTCAAGCGTCAGCTTCCCCTTCCCATTCGTCCGCACCTTCCGGGTAACCAACTGCTGCAACAACACCTCGTCATTCCCAACAGGCCCCAAGTTCACCTTCCCCTCCTCCACCATCCGACCAAACTCAATCCACATCTCCGCCGCACGATTCACAAACTGATCATCCCGAATCGCCCTCTCCCCAAAGTTCACCCGCCTCACATCCCACCCCTCCGCTCGGAGAGCGTCGCACATCACAATCCCCATCCCACCCACATCCGCATACACATCCTCCGCCTTCAACTTCCACTTCCTAAACTCACTGATGAACCGCCCAACACTCGCCATCGTGTCCTTGTCCCGCCACCTCACCAAACCCTTCACCACGTTCCCCTGCCTCACCACAAGAACACTCTCATCCCCACCAGCACTGAAATCACACCCAGCAGTCAGACGGTGACCTTCCGTATCCTCCTTCGGCGGGCCACTCACCAACCTCTGCCAATCAGCCGTCCGCACCGCCGTCAAACTCCCGTCATCCTCCATGAACTCCGCATGTATCATCGACCGCACCAACGGATGACCCTCTCCCCACCTCGCCACCTGCTCCTCTATCCACTCCTTCCGAATATGCGGACAATCATACGCCGTCACCGTAAACGTCTTCCACTTCCCATCATTCCTCCGAAAGACTTCGTAGAAATACCCGCTGCTCCCACCAGGACTACTCATCAACAACACCCGCGTCGGCTGACACCGCTCCATCGACTGAAATATCCCGTCCGGCACCGCCTTCGCCTCATCCACCACATACAACAAATCCCCACTCGGCCCCTGCACATGCCAACCCTCTGCCTTCTCAGGATTACTAGCCGAAAACCCAATACACCGAC